AAATTTTATCACCTATACTCGTAATATTTAATTTGGATGCCAACAAATCCCCAACAATAGGTATACCTTTGATAAAATCATCTATTGCACCAAATGGTGCTTTTATTAAATCTGATTGGGCCTTGACTTGTTCATTGAGATTTTTCTGTACATCATATTGGGATTGCATCAATTTTAAATAATCTGCCTCATCTGATAATCCAGCTCTTTTGAGTTCTCTGATTCTCTTTGTGAAATCAAGAGATTGAAATTCTTCTGTTCCTATGGCAGCTTGATTTGCTAAATAATCTTCTGTTATGGATAACACACCATTTAAAGCTTTAATTTTTTTCTTACTTAGTGCATCACTTTTTTGTTCTAAGGCGAGTATCTGAAATTGTATTGATTGAGTTCCTTTTGCAACCGCCTGTAAAGCTTTATTTCCTTTACCCATCAATTTTATGTCCGCAACAATTTTCTGTGATATATCACGAGCCTCCCTACCAACATTACCGACTTCTTTCGCGGTCTTTGTCATTGCAGCACCAGCCTTAACCATGTCCTTTTCGTAGGCACTCATTTCTTTCCACAACTGTTTATTGGCTGATATCCAATTGTCTATCTGTTTTTGAGCTTCTTTACTTATCTTTTGTTCTGCCATGGATTAGTTCCGATTTGTTAATTTACATACGGTCAAGGTCTTTTGCCAATTGGTCATAGTCAGGTTCATCTAAACCTTGTAATCGTGCAACCACTTGGTCTTGAATTTTTTCGGCATCTTTAGCCAATTTCATAAGTTTTGGATCTTTTTTGAATAGATTTTTAATAAACTTGTTACCCTTACGTCTACCTATATTGCCCCAAAATTTATCCATAAACTCATATAGAACACTTTCGTTTTTTATTTTATACTTGGGCATTGTGTTTTTCTCCGAATGATTAAAACTGAATAATTCTTATCAATTATAAATATCAAATTATCTAAAAATTACTTTCGTATTGGAGTTTTGGATTGGGATTTTTTTCTTGCTTCTTCTATGGCAGCATTTTCATCATTGTATTGTTTTTGCAATCGTTTGAGGTAGTAAGTTCTTAAATATATTGGCATATTATAGACCTCACTAAAGTTGAATCCACCTTTACCATGAAAGATTAAAGTGAATATGGCATCATGAATATTTGGTTTATCAGATGGCTGAAGGCCAAAAAAACTGAGCGGTTATCGGAACCGCCACCTCCTCCAAATCTCCATTATCATACTCAATCGTTTCTGATAAATTGACGTCTGGTGTTAATGTTATTAGATTTGCCCTATATGAAAATGAATCCATTGATAGAAATTCATTATCCACAAAATTATTTATAAATGCTCTTTCATCATTACCATCAACTGATAATATAGAGGCCTTTAAACGAGTGGTAATTTCACTTGTAATTCCAGAATCCTTTGAAAGTTTTCTGAGTGCCTTTAATTCGGCATCTATGTTTTTTTCTTCTCGTTGTGTTAATAATTTAAAGGTAACTTTTCGTTTGGAGTTTGGTAACTCAAATGAAAATTGATTCTGACCTTTAGGGTGTGATTTAAAATCAATTTTTTTATGTTCTAATTTAGATAAATCTATCGTATGTGTTTTTTTCTCATTATTACTTGGATCAGTATATTCAAATTTATAATCCTTACCATATGCAAGTATTCTCGAAGCTATCATTATTGCGTTCTTATCACCAATAAGAACATCATCGAGGTTCACTCCCTCAGAAACTATTAATGCCTGCAATAATTTATCCAACACTATACCTTTTTGTATTAAGTTTGCAGATGTTAAAATATCTTCTTCTTTTGCCGTCATATATTTTATTTCTACTTGTCCACTTGATAATGGACTATCGGATGGATAAAAATGTCCTTTTGAGGGCAAATCTATCACTTCTGTGGGAAACTGGCGTTTTTCTTCTGCCATTATATTCTCCTTTGTTGTATTTTATTTTATTGTATTTTATACAATATAACCAATTTATAAAACTATAATGCTGGGTATCGGTTAAAATACCCAGCTAATTTATTTACTTCACTTCGGGATTTGATTTCCCAACAGCGTCTCTAACGGAATATAAACCGAAAGATGCTAGTAGTGTCCAAACTATTTCAGGTACTTGATCTACAACACCTGCTGCTTGGAGAACACCAACAACACCAGCTACTACTGATGTCCAAATGGTTTTTGATTTATACCACTCTTTGTCTGCTATTACTGACATAATATCTCCTTGTATTATTGTTATTTAGAATTGTAATATTGCGTAATCGTATCTTAATGTAAGAGTAATGTCTGCAGGATCAGTAGTGTTTGACCAATCCAAGTCATTAAAATTAGCGTTTACAATAAAAGCCCCTTTTAGTGTCCACTCCTCGACTTTATCACCAACGGGTCCTAATACATTAATCGTTATATCTTTTTTGTAGAAGTCTGAATATCCATCTCTACCCGTTACTGATTCATGACCTAATCTTACCCATTCCATAACTGCCTGTGCTCCACTTGGAACAATCGGGTCATATAAACTAACTTCTAATTCTTCCCAAGAACCCTTACCTTTGAGATATCGTTTTACATTGATGTGGTCAAGTTCGATAGTTTCAAAAGCAATAGAAGGTCTATTAGCTGTCTTAATAAGATAGGCTGGAATACCTTCTATATACATGATATACCGATTTTTCGTTTTCGGTTCAAACGGTGTAAACATTATTTCAGAAGGATCTAATAATTCTGCCATTTTTAATCTCCAATAAATTTTTTCTTCAACTATAAATATCAGGTTTTATAAAAAAACATCATATTCAGTTTTCATAGTTTTATAGAAGTTATATTCTAACCTCATATATAAATATACAAGGCAACAAAAAACCCCTCAAAAAGAGGGGTTTTTGTTTAGTTAATCTATTGATTAAACTTATTCAGGAAATGCTGCTCCTGTTGGTTGAACAATGAAGTCCAATACAATAAACTCAGCTGTCCTTGTTGGTTGGATAAATATCTGTCCAACAAGTTGATTTCTATCAACGACATCTGGTGTATTGTTAGTATCGTCCATTACTACTCTGAATGCTGACAAACCACTATTGGCTTGAACTGATTCTAAGAAAGGATTTACGATATTCATAAATCTATTTCTTGTTCCTGCAGTATTTTGTTCGAATACTAAATACCTACTTGAAGATGCAATAAACTTTTTAAGTTTAATTAACAATCTACGAACATTCACTCTATCAAGTGCTGATGGTCTAGCTTGTAAGGTTTTTTGTCCCCACACACATACACCTTGACCTGGGAAAGAAGCGATTGGATTAACTCTATCTTCATAAAGGTCATCCCTTTCAGAATGAGTCAATCTTGTTTGTGCTTCTAACACACTTGTCAATCCACCACGATTCAAACCAGCTGGTGCGAACCATTCGTGAGCTACCTTATCAGTAAATGCTATTACTCCAGGTAATACTACTGATGGCGGAACCCATACAGGTAATGATGTATTTCTATCTACAATCTTTACCCAAGGATAATATGCTGCTGCGTAATTCGTATCAAGTGCTGATATAGCTGATGTTGCAGTTGCTATCGTATCACCATACTTAGTACAATCTAATACATAGAATGCATCACCACGAGATTCCATCTTTGAAATAGCGTGATTAGTAATCTTACTATGTAATCCATGAACTATTCCAGGTGTTACCAACATATTGATATCAAATTCATCAGGATTACTGATTGCGTTAATAGCTTTCTTATAAGCTACTGTACCACCAGTTGATGAGGTTGAAATGTCAAATCCTTGTGTATTGGTATTGACAATATCTGCTCCTACGAACTTTGGTGCTGCTGGATTAACACTATCGAATCCACCTTGAAATGGAACAACAAATTTTCTCTGTTTAATGTGAGAAAGTGTTAAGTTAATCGCTTCTGATGCATCTGAGAATGTGTCACCAAGTGTTGAAGCGTCTGCATGTCCATTAAAGTTTTCAATACTCATAGTAGTATGGTTTCCACTACCAAAGTTGTTTATAGGTGCTAGATATTCTCCAGCATCTGCGTTAGCGAAGTCGTGTCCAAAGAATATATTACTATCAAATTCACCATTACTATTAACCTGTGTGTCTTTAAATGACCAAGTTGGAATGGTTGTGTCTGAACTACCGAATGGATTTGATATTGCTGCGTGTCCCATTGGAACTACGGATACAGGTACTTCACTATCTGCAATTGCTTGGAAATCAGATACATAGATGTATTTAGACATATTTGGCCAATCACCATTGTAAGTGAGTTTACCATTTGCGTCTATTGTTACATATCTATCACCAATTCGTCTTGCAAAATAATTAGGACTTGTAGGATCGAAATTTAATCCATCAAATTGTTCTAATATATTGTCTTTGGTTTGATTATTATCATCTAATCCCGTCTGTCTTAGTTGTAATGAAAATGAACCAAAATCACTACCAGCTATTGAACCAGCTTTCTTAATATTTAAGATTGCGACTTTGTATTTGTTATTAACATCACTTCCGTGTGAACGAGATTGAACTTTAAACAAGTTATACTTAGAATTGTTTATAGTTTGTGATTGTATAGATGGTGTACAAGCGTTATCATAAGTTACTGCTAATGAAATTGTTCCATCTTCCACACTTAAATCATCTGTTGCTCCCCAAGATTTACCACTTTGTTCATACTTGAAGTTCTTATACAGATAAGCTGCTACTGTACTTGTTCCAGATTTTGCTACTTGTGCATCTCTACTAAATACTTCATCAATATATGATGCGTAAGTACTTCCTGTGTGAAATCCAAAAGTATAAGTTGTTGAGGTCAAACTATTTGCTCCCCAATTACTACCACTTAATACAAGTGAAGCTGATGCCCAATTACCACTAATCGTACTACCTTCTAAATCAGCTGCTCCATTTGCTCCACCTCTTGATGGTGCCAATATCGCAAGTGTTGTAGCTCCTACTGAAGCCGCTCCACCACTCAATGTAGTAGTTGTACTACCCGATACGAATGTGAAACTATTTGCTGATGTTCCAGTTGAAGATGCACTTAATATAAGTGCACTATTCAATGTAGACGATGAATATGATGCTGAATATCCTATATTTGCTGCACCAATTTTATCCGATAACTTATCAGCTGCATCTACACCAGATCCTGTTTGGAAATAAAAAGTATTTCCTACATCACTTGGAATAGGTGTGTCTACTGCCACAAATGAAAAAACTGTTCCATCTGTTCCAGCTGCGGTAAATGTTACACCTTCATTGATAGGTGTCTGTATGGTAGCTATTGCATTTGCATTTGTAGCTGCTGTAGTTGCACCAATCTTGATTGCTAATGAATCTGCTGTATATCCAGATGTGTTAAGAACACGAACTACCGTTACCGTTCCAGCACTCCTTAGATATTGTTCTACTGCGTAAGGTGTGTAAAAACGTTTGTCGGTTGAACCAAACATTTCTTCAAACTCAGGAAAATTTCGAATAATTGTAGGTACAAATGCTGGGCCTTTTAATGTAGGTCCAACAATTGCTGCTCCAATTTCTGCAATTCCTTGAGGAAGAAAAGATAGGTCACGTTCTCTCGTAAATACACCCGGACTTACGATTCTTTCTGCCATTTTATTTCTCCTATTATGTTACGATTTAAATAACTCTTTTAGCCCAATAAGGGCAATAAATATTTAATATAAATATCTTATAACTTTCTCAAACGATTGGTTTGAGGGAGATTATTTTAAGCAGTTTCTGAAGCTTTATCAGATTCTACTGGTGCTGGTGTGAATACACCAGTCTGTGGATCTAAATTACCAGGACCATACTTTTCATTCAATTGTTTAACCAACTTTCGTTCATTTTCTTGAACTCCAGCGTAATCAACTTCTACTTGAGCCTCTTGATTTTCAATTGCATCAACTTGTTGTTGAACTAACAATTTCTGAACCTTTAATTGTCCAAATTGTAGTTGTTTTTGTTGATATTCTGTTTGTAGGTCTTGTAAAGATTTCAATTCATCTTCTGTGAATTTTATATCTTGATCTGCCATAACTATTTTCTCCTATTTTTGTTTATAGTAAGGGTTAATATACTATGTATATATATATTAAGTAAAAATCTCTAATTCACTTTTTTCTTGAGAATTTCTACTTCTTGTTTTAATTCTTTGATTGATTCTATTAATAAAGGAACGATTCGTTTGTAATCCACTCCTAAATAACCATTTTTTCTCTCTACTACTATTTCAGGAATAACTTTCTGAACTTCTTGGGCGATAACTCCAACATCGTGTCCTCTTTCTCGTGCCCAACCAGGTGATTTCTCATTCCAATCAAACTCTACTCCTCTAATCCCATCTATCTTATCTAATGAACCTTGTATAACTTCTATATTGTCTTTAAGTCTTTCATCTGACGAATTAAATGCTACAACATCACCATCTGCTATTATATCACCACTTGCAGATATAGCACCTTCATCGGCACCTATTGAACCACTTACAAAAATACTACCAGTTATTATTGCTCCTGCCGATGACCTAACATTACCAGTTACGGATATACCAGTATTTGTGGTTTGAAATTTTGTTGCGTTATTATAATTTAAATCTACTGAATTGGCTGCGTTCAGAACCACCATAGTCTTAGAACCAGCTGCATTTTGAAATGTCTGTGTTCCTGACCTATAAAATATATTTCCTGTTCCAGCATCTTTTATATAACTATTACTACCATCGTGATGAATTTGTAAATCGTTTTCATCACCGAAGTTAATTTTAACATCATCGGGTAATAGTATGCCACTACTTGCTGTTACTTGATTGAGAATCGCATCGGATCCCGATACTATGACTTTTTTCCAATTTGGCATTTAATTTATCTCCCTACGGTTGGTTACTCCTCTCGAAGCCCACTTCCCAATGTCGCCAAACATCAGGCCAATAAAGTTATTCTTCTACCCAAAGTTCTCCATTTTCATTTCGAATTTTTTTTGTTTCCGAATTGACAGAACTTTTTTTAAATTTTTTTAGTGAACTCTTTACTTCTTCTCTACCTCTACTCAAGATACCCAATTGATTTTGTAATTTTTGAATCACTATATTACCTAAACCAATGTATTTTCCAGGTACCATTGAGTTTTCTATGATATTCAATAAAAACTCAATATCTTCGTTATTTAATTGAGATACTTCCTTCTCAACTATTGTTTCTTTGCCCTTAGTTATAAGTGCCATATTGTAACCTCTTTAATTTATGAATAAATCCAAATACTTCCATCGTCATTTATTGCCATTTCACCAACACCATATTCCTTGTCGTCCTCAACAGGTGCGTCATTGTCACCGAGTGCTTTTGCTGTAACAACAAATTCCAATGGTGTAATTGCTGTATCGGCGGCCTTTACTTGTTTTGCTACTGACCATCTATTTGAATCTATATCATGATATATTGCTGAACCACTATCTACAGCTGAACCACTTTGAACTATCAAACCACCATCGACATTAGATGCGGCTGAACCAGTTGCAGTGAATATAAATTGGTCACCAACTGCAAGATTAGTCGTAGAAAGTGTTGTGGTATCACCATTAACTACTAAATCACCTTCAATAGTTGCGTTGCCCGAAACATCAAGTGTTCCTGTTACATGGACACCAGCTGTATCGGTGTTTAATCTTACCGTATTTGCTGATGATATTTTTACACTATCATCCGTTCCGAAATCAATATAGGTATCTGTTGAACTTCTACCGATTTTAAGTGATGTGTTGTAAATCGATTCAATTGTTGTTTGTGCGGCTGCTACATTAATTGCCAATGTTCCATCACCAACTGCGGCATCTAAACCATCACCCGCGACATCTGCTGCTGCTTCAACTGCTGGACCATTAGTTCCACCAACTACGATTTCACCATTTCCAGTTAGTGCTAATGCTCCAACTGCATCTGTTCCACTATCTTGTGAAATCAGAACTGCTTTATCTGTTAGTGAAGTTGCTCCAATACCACCTTGTGCAACTGGTAATGCTGTATCCAATGTTAGAGCGTCAGCTGATATTGCTCCACTCGCACTTATCACAGAACCCGTTAGAGCTCCTACTACTTCAAATTTTCCTCCGACATACCCATCGGTTGCTACATATAAATCTCCACTTGCAGTAATATGTGTGGAAGCGTTAAACGAACTTGCTGAAACATGAAGTCCACCTACTATACCACCTTGTGCAGCGAAATCAATATCATCTACAAATAATTTTCTAAATGCTGTTCCACTTACTCCCAAGTCTATTGCTGAATCACTACCCGGTTTTACATTTGAACCACCAGGAGTTAAAGTTATATCTGCTGCTGCAGTTAAAACCATATCCGTAGATACATCAATGTGGTCGTTAGCTCCATCTATTTCTAATTTATCTACCCTTACATTTCCACCTGTTATTGTTAGTAGATTAGATGCGTGAGTTGCAGTAACATCACCACCATCAAAATTTATTACAGCACCACTATCTAAGAACAAGTCACTCCAATTAAGACTTATATCTCCCAACGAACCACCATCGGTTATGGTTGGTACTAAATTTCCACTTGAACTTACGTGATTTAATTCGGCGGTGGAACCCGAAACAATCACCTTTCTCCATTGTGCCATTATTATTCTCCTATATATAGAATGTCATTTATAAATATATACATTCTAAATTATTGTTTAAATTATGTCGGCGGATTCTCAAATCCTAAGTACCAAGCGTTTGAACCACTATATATCAATCCACCTGCTACTGCTGTTGGCATATTACCAACAACTTCACCCAATACTAATGCCTTTTCTTGGGTTGCCTTAAATACTAAATTATCTGAATTATCTTTAAAAATATACAAATCTCCACTACCCTTCGAAGATTGAAATTCCCAACTTGAACCTGTTAGTTCATTAACACCACTTGATTCTTTCCAAGTTGATGCCCCATACTTAAATGCTGTACTATCTAATAATAAACTTCCTGTTATCTGATGACTCGATACGGATGGGTTATATCCAACCTTTGTCGAACCACTAACATTAAGACCAGTTGCTAAAGAAGTTCCTACATATTGATAAACTGTCATATAAACATATTCACTATCGGTAGGATCGACTCCTGAATTCATAAACTGAACTATACCAGTTTTGTAGTCAAATATATAATCATTAGTAGAAACAATATCACCACCACTTAACGAACCAGTTTGTAAACTATGACTTACGGCAGACGATTTGTATAATACTGCTAAATATCCTGGCGTAGCATCTTCTGTGGTTGAGTTTGCTAACGAAGATACTGCATATTTAGGTGATATGAAACTTGTTTGTTGATTAGAATCAATCAACTGAGCACCTACTCCACTATTACTTCCTGTTGGGTTTAGAAAAAACCAAGTCTCATTGTTAAGATTTGATTTTGTTAATTTTTGTCTATACCAATATTTCATTATATTATTACTATCATCTTGGTAAATAGAACCAATATCTGCACTTGAACTGAACGGTAGTCCACTTGATGGAATTTTAGATGCCTGTGTGTATATTTCAGAATCTTGTAAATCTAATACATTGGTAAACGATTCTTGAGCAGTCGTAAAGGTATCGTGAGTATACCTTCTCGACGCGAGTAATCTACTTGACTTTGAACCTGAATCTATTAGTGCCATTTCTTATCCTTAACTAAAACTCAATGTTATTGCAGATATTGGTGCAGGATTACCCTTATACCTAACGATTACATAAAGTTCATTATCACTTGAATCTAAATACATACCATCACCATTTCTTATTGGCATACTGTATGTTCCACTTGAAATACTACCACCAGTATTTCCGTATAAATCTATTGCAGTAGAAAATGGATTTTTTATGTGGTCTTGTGTAATATTTGATTCAATCAAGTTACTTGTTGTTGCTGTCGGGTCGTATATCCTTGCCCTTCCCAATGATGCGTTATTACCACTTCCATTTCCTGAACTCTCAAATAGTATTGCACATGCTATACTATCAGCTGTAGTTGCGTTCCAAGCTACCAATGTTTTACTACTTAAATTAACCGTCATACTTGTTTTTGTTCCACCATCGGTTTGAAATCTTCTTATATAATATCTATATCCTTCGTTACTTTCTTGTAAAGTATCACTTGTAAACCAATATCCATAACTGCCTGTTGGATCTACCAAATATCCTGGTTTTACTTGTAAATCATTTCGTCCTAATGTATTATCCCCCTCATCATTAGTTTGAAATGTATCGGTTGTAAAATATGCCCCATTAAAAGCTTGAACATTGTCTGCTAATACTATTCTAAAATCTTCTCCTGTAAATGTTTCTGTGGTATCTTGTAGTGCATTTGAATCATATCCTTGAGCTCTACTATAAACCGCCATACTACCACTATCAGAATGTTGATTAAATCTTGCAGCGTTATATAAAGATATAGTTCCTGATGAGGAATCTACTGCCGTGTTTTTCCAATTTCTACCCCTAGCTCTAAATACTAATGAATAATTTAAAGTATTGTTTGATGAACGATTCTGTCCTACATTTTCAGTATTACTATCCAATGAAAAGGATAAAGAAGAACTTGCTATACATATATCAGAAAGATGAGGTACTGAATTACTACTTCGTGTCGTTCCTTTGTCTTGTGAAACAACTTTTAAATTAGATGAAGTTGATTGAACTCCACTATTAGTTACTGACACCGTAGTATTAGATAAAGTTGTTGAACCGATGTTTTCCCAAGTATCTGTTGTATTGCTATTAACTAATGGTGATGATGCATATCCATAACAAGGATCAAAAGATTTACTCACCTCTGATTCGAATAGCACGGTGTAAGTGGTTGTTAATAAATAAGGAGCTCCACTTAGACTCCGTGATGTTGCTGCAAATGCACTTATATGTGCACTACTCGTAACAACTGCCGTAGGTTGACTATTGGTTATATCACTTGGTAAACCACCTGCGTATAAATAAAATCTTGTATTACTATCTGAACCATCTTTGAATACAAAATCTGCTTGAGAACCAGTTTTTAATCCAACTTTTATACCATGAGTTGCATAATATCCACTAGCAGATATACTATTTTGGTCGTGAGAACCACCTGTATAAAATCTACCACTCATATTACTTGCAACACTATTAAAATCACCATCTTGATATGCAGATGGAATAACCGCTGGTTGTGATGTTACTATCTTACTTAAAATTAATCCATTTGATGTTCCAAATGAACTTATACTATATTCTGATGCGGAACCTGTGTGATATGTTGAATTTTGGTCAGGTGTAGAATCATCATAATTATCACTAAACGAATGTGATGCTGCTATCCTTACGGAATATGCTGTTGGCCCTCCACTTGTTAAAGTTCCTAATCCAAAATAATTTGAATTACTAAAAACCGTAGATGAACCACCTGCGTTAGCAGTTATTGTAAAATTATTTGTGTCGAAAGTTGCATTTGTCTGTATGGTTGAGGGGATACGAGAAGCATAACTTCCATGAAATGGATTTGTTCCTGTATCGTTTCCAAAATCACCTCTATCACTATCTAATACCCAACCCTTTAATGTTAAATATTTTTGAACTGCTCGATATGAACCAGTTTCACTCATATCTATAAATGCAGATGAAGTCCAATGTTGAGATAATCTTGCATTTTCGTAAGTTGAACCTAATACACCATCTAATAATGAACCTTTACTTGTGGTTGAACCTTCGGTGTGTGATGTCGAAACCGTATTCCAAAATTTTGTATTTGGTGATGCATCTGCTACATCTAAACTATGACTCATAGCACCTGCTATAAATCTTAAAATTTCACTTACATTAGTTTCGTGTGTAAAATTATTAAAGTAACTTCCATCGAGACTTTCACCCCAATTATTAGAAGTAGGATATCCATTCGTAATATTATTGGTAGTTATTGCCGTTGAAGCAGAAGTTGCACCTAAATCAACAGTCAATGTTGATCCTGTTACAACTAAGGGTGATTTACGGATTTCTTTACCAATATATTTCATATTAGGTCATTTCCAAAATACTTGCGAAAACATCAATATCACCATTAACCGAAGCTTGTGTTTCTAATTTATCCCCCGCTCCCAAATTAATTGGTTTTTCAATTACTACGGTTGAATCAGCAGGAACATTTACGGTTTTCATCAAGAAATATCTTTTTTGAAAATTTGCACTCCCACTAACCGATAAATTAAAAGTAGCGTCGTTTGTTCCATCAACATTACTCACATATACTGCATGAACAACACCTGTTGTTGCTGCTGGACAAGTATAAATTGGTTGAAGTGTAGTTGTTGATCCTGTTGCTGCACTTTTAAATGTATTAGCCATTATTATCCTCCAAAAACTATTGCCATCGCCGTAGCGTGGTCTATTACTGATGAACCTGCTTCAAAAATTCTTCCACTGGAATGAATAGAACTACTAACATTCAAGGAACCAGTAATCTGTGTACTACCCGAAACTATTATATTACCAGTTGCACCATCTTGAATTCTCATCTTTTCATGCATATCAGAACCATCAAATGTTTGAATAGATATGTCGTTGTTATCAGCAACAAACTCGATTGATGCACCAACTGAACCACCTTGACCTTGAAAATCAATAGAACTTTTTTGAGTATTTGCTGTTCTTTGTAAGGTTATTACGGGTGTATCAGATTTGATATGTAATTCTGTATCAGGTGATGATGGTGCTGTATCTCCGAGTCCAACTCTATTATTCCCATCATTTAATACAATAGTATCACCGATATTCAAATTGTTATTGGATGAATTAACTAAAATTTTAGCATTAGGTGTAGCAGATGTTCCTGTTAAAGATAGAGAACCTGTGACGCCTGAACTGCCAGAAACTTGTAATGAACCAGTTAGTATACTATCTAATTGTTTTAAACTTATGAGAGCCATTCAAATTCCTTATATCTTAATGCTTCTTGTTGTTTTCTTTCTTCCCAATACAAAGTCATTCCTTGTGAAATATTTTTCTTGTGTTCTTTCGCCTTAGGTTTTTTCATTTTTTCTATGGTATCCATAGTAAGTTTTCTATCCGATTGTGCACAAGACTTACATACGGCATTGTTCCCTACTGCACGGTCAAAAGTGTCTTTCCGAGTATAATAGATGATTCTATTACAATCAGGACACTTTCTATTTTTTCTGTTTTTCCAATGTCTTTTTCTCATACTAATAAATATCAAGAAGTTGAAATAGTAGAAGAAAAGTGGAAAATTAAATTAATTCTTCTATCATTTCCTCAATTTTTTTATTGAGAATTTTGATTTCTTTTAATCCTTTTTTAATCAAGGTAGGTTTACCTCTATTGATTCCCGAAAAGACTTTTCCGAGATTGACTTTCCAACTATCTCCATAGATTCGTAACATTAAAAATGTTCTTTTTTCATCACTCATTTTTTCGTCAATTTTAAAAGGTGGTCTGTCTATATCCGTATAAACCTTTCCCAATTCTACATCAGTTCCACCCATTCTTTCAAATTCTGTAAGACCATCTGGTTCCGTACCTTTCATCACAGGCTTAGACCACCTTTTTGGTAAATCTTTAAATGAAGTATCGTTCCATTCTGTTAATAAATCTTTTAGTTTAAGCATTTGAATCGCCAGTTTCCTTTCTCACATGCTTTATTACATCATACATAGAACCCCTACCATTAAATGCTATTTTCTTGTATGCATCAACCCACATTTTATCACCTTCAATTTCAATGTAGGATGGTTGCATTCTTCCTGTTTTTTCAAATTCTGAACCATTCCTTAACCTTACTCTTGGATGTCCTATATTACCAAGACCATTTCTCGTTCCGAATATTCTGTCTAAATCCTTACGCATTCCTTTAAGGGATTTATATTGTTTTTTAAATTTTGCCTCTGTTAATAATTTTTTTAATTTAATCATTTTATTTCCTTGTTGCTATCAGTACAAATGCTGCTTTATGTGGATCATCTTCATTTTCTAAGTAACCATCTTCATCCCATTCAGGATGTGTAATAAATTCAAAAGTATAATCACTCCCATTATTGGGAAATGCGTTTTGAAGGTCATCTCTCGAAATACCTATTTCATTGAAAAAACAAAATGCTATCTTACCATTATCATTAAGAAATTTGTGTGCATCTCTACAAAAATCCTTGTGAAACTGAAAACCCTCATCTAATAAAATTAACTTACCTTGTTCTTCTTCAGGAAACCATTCAGGTAGAAGTTGTGCAACATCATTATAATGTTCTTCCGTAACAACATGAGGTGGTGCTGCCATTATCAAATCGACTTTAGGTCCAGTATAATCATTTAAAGCATTTGATAAATGAAATTGAACTGAGAAGTCAAACATATCTTTAGTTTTTGTATGTCCTTCTTCTACCTCTGGATTTATATCTACAAATATAGCCTGTTGTAAATTAAACTTATGGGCTAAAAAGTAACCTATATATCCAGGTCCACTACACATTTCCATTAAAGAATTTTCAACTTTTAACTTTTCTAATAAATCATTATCAGAAAAGAAGTGATTTATAAAATATTGTCCCCCACCAAAGTGTTTAGGATCGTGGTATAAAGATAGAGTATTTTCTGGTAATTCACCACAAGTGCAAATATTAGTCCATTCTTGCTCACATGCAAATACATCTATGTCTAAACAATGTTGTTTTACCATTTTCTACAAGACCAATAACGAGCTTTATGTCTTGGTCCTGGACTATCACAATTGTGCCTTGCTCTGAATGATTTACGAGCTCCTGGATTAGATTTTCTAATCTTCATCGTTCCACCTTTAGCATCTCCACCTTGTCCGAAGTTTACCTTTACGACATTACCTTTTGGATTCTTCACATATACTTTAAATTTTTTCACATCACCTTGCATCGGTTTACCGAGTTTGACCTTACGACCTTGATATTCGGCTTCGACAATACCATCCATTGTGTATCCCCATCCACCATCTTCAGAGAATATATCATAGGATTCTTTCTTTACACAATTAGGATACATCTTACCGAACATTTTCTTCATACCTTTTTTCTCGTATCCTTTCCAACAGGCTTCCCATAACTCATCACCCATGTTGTTTTCATTTACGGATTCATTAGCTTGTTGAAGTGCATCTCTAACTTTACTATGTAATGTCATTCCCTTGAAATACCTTTCAATCTTCTTAACTGCTCCTGTCATATCACCACCCATATCGTGAGCTATCTTAACTGCCTTATCTACTTTTGATTTTGGAAACAGAGAATCAAGAAAATCCCCTTTTTTCTCATTTATGGATTCTTTAATCCTTTGAAGTATCTTCGGATCTTCATCACCAAACATACTAATCAATGTATCTCGAATCTCACCTCGTGAGTATCTCATCTGTTTTAATTGTCGTTTAGAATTATCTATCGCACCAAAAATAGGACTATATCCCTTTTGTTTTAAAAGTTTTTTGACTTGTGGTTTCATCTTTGTGCGTTCATTCACACCCTCTTTTTTAGATTTGTTACCCCAATTCTTAGCACCTACCTTACGACACTTTACCAATGCTCCACTTGCGTATGCGGAAGGCCATACATCATAACGGGCTTTTACTTTGTGATAACATGCATCCTTTTTTCCTGCAGCTTCATCAAACTGAGCTTCTGTCATCATTTTTCCTACATAAGATTCTAAATTCATTTTACTCTCCGCTTTCGTTTTTACATTGATTGGTTTTTTACCACCACCTCTTGTAGATGATGTTCCACCACGACCAGCCTTATTTTGTGCTGCTCGTTTTCTACGAGTAGCACTTGCCTTTTGTTTTTTAGTCATATTAGCAGCTTTAGATTTAGGAACACACTTAGCGTATCCTCTTTTCTTACCACTTGTTCCGCAAGGTGGGTGTCCACCACCCTTTTTCTTCTTACCGATGTTCACCCATTTGTCTTTGAACCATTTTCTAAGGTTTTCATTAACAATATTTCCACAATGAACACACGTGTTATCTGATATAATTTTAGTTATACTCATTTTATCTTCCCTTTGATATTATTAAATATCAAATTACCTACTTTTTCACCAAACTTGGTATCACTTGGAAAATGTGCTCTTGCCATTAATCTTGAATGAGAAATCATCTTTCCCAATCTGTTAAATTGTTTTTCGTGAGTTGGATACATTCTACCGAAAACTTTAGAGATAAAAATACCTTGTGTGGAATGACCACTTGGATAAGATGGTGTTTTAGCACTATCTAATTTATGAATTTTGAAATCAGGTATGTTATAAAATTCACCTAACTGAAATGGTCTTGCTCTATTATACTTGTATTTTAACTCATAGATGATTCGACCACTATCTTTAATTAATTCTTTGATATATTTTTTTGGATAATCTAAAGAGTTTTCTTCACAATAATTTTCGAAAACCTTTTCTATATCATCCCCTTTCATAACAACATCATTTGATATTTTACCATCATTAAAGTTTAACAACCAATGTAATTCATCAATAGTAACTTTGCTTGAATTTGTTGGTGGTGGATTATATGGAATTATAGGATTGTGAATATATTTTAACTCCCTATCCATCCTTTTTTGATGTTTAGGTTTTATAGAATCACTATATCTAATGTTATCTAATTTCAATAATTCTTTTAATTTAACCATTAAATTTCCCCCAAGCTTTTATCTCATCATCGGTATCCAAATTGTATCCCAAAGAAGTGGCATTAACAATCACCATAAATGTTGAACCACTTTGTTGTATTTGTAAAGCATCATGTTCCATTACTTGTCCATTGTTAAAAAATATAAAATCATCTTCACTCGTGGATGTTGATCCACCAGGTGCTGAAGCTGTTACAGCACTAAAACTTGCTGTATTATTAAGTATCGAGCTAGCAGTTTTATTGAAACACTTTCTCAAATATAAATCTGTCGCGTTAGGTTCGGTAACTGAACCAAGTTGGTCTAATACATATGCCTTAGAAGCACTTTCTGTTGCTAGTGCTGTTGAACTTGCATCTGCCAAAGTGATATCATTTGAAATTTCATCCACACTATATCCGAGTAATGAGAAAGAACCACTCAAATTGAGACTTCCTGTTATGTGATGTGTATCTCCACTATCATCACCCCATTGGGTTGAGCCCGATTTAAATATAATAGTCGAACTACTTACTTCTGTTTCAATTCTTTCAGCAGTTATCTTTCCACCTACGGTTGCATCTCCAGGTATAGTTAAGTTTCCTGTAACATTTATCGAACCACCAGCAGTAAAACTATTAGTCCACCTATTAACAAATAATTTATATCCATTTACATCAATAGTGCTAGAAGATATATTTGGTTGTGCCGATGAAGTTATTGCATTAAACTGAACATCAGAAAAAGTATCTATATTTTGTCCAAGAGATACCTCGTGTGAAATCGGTGTTGTTCCATCAAAACCAACCCCATCATTTGTTAATATGACTCCGTGTCCTGCACTTAAAGTAATAGTTTTATTTGTTCTATTTGGCATATATCATTCCTAAGAATTAAATTTACCCCAAGCCAATATCTCATCATCTGATTCTAAATCATATCCAATACTATCAGAATCTACTTTTAGTAAAAATGTTGAGTCTGCTTGTTGTATCTCTATCGCATCGTGTTCCATATATTGACCATTGATAAAAAATAAGAAATCGTGTTCGGAAGTATCTGTTAATCCTGCTGGTGCGGAAGCGGTTACTGCATTAAAACTTGCGGTATTTGTTCCTGTCAAACCAGTTGATATTTTAACAAATTGTTTTCTCACATAAGTTGGAAATGAAGCAACATCTGCCTTTGTGGTATCTACATAAGTCTTTAGTGCGTTTTCCGTAACAAGTGCCGTACTACTTTGTGATGATAATCCCGTATCGTTTGAAATTTCGTTTACACTATATCCATTTAATTCAAATGAACCACTTGTAAACATACTTCCTGTAAAATAATGTGTATCATCAAGTGTATCTCCGAATTGTGTTGAACCACTTGTTAATATTATAGAGCCAGACACATACTCGGTATGAAATTCTTGTGCTATTAAAGTTCCACCAATCGTGGCGTTACCACCAACGGTTAAAGTAGTAGTTGCCTCTACTGAACCCGTAACCGACCAATCTTGACTAACTCCAGTGCTTGAAAATACATTAGAACCAATCATTAATGCAGAAGAAGTTACTTGATTAAACTGAACATTTGATGTGGTTTCCACTTCTTGTGGTATTGAAATTTCATGAGTTACTGGTGCAGAACCATCAAATGAATCACCTTCATTTGTGATGTTTACTCCTAATCCACTTGTTATTGAAAATGCATTTGAGAGGTTAATACCAAACGAATCTGATTGTCCTGATGTTCCTATTGTTTCTATTGATTCACCACCCAATCCTGTATCTGTTAGTGTGGTGGATGTTTCTTGTCCAACTATTATCTGACTTGGTGTTAAATGTGTTCCTTGTGTGTGAGGTCCTGCTAACTCGTTGTATGCTTCAGGTATCAAGTAACCTTTCAATGTAACACTAAATTCCGTTCTAATCAATCGTTCTCTATCGGTTACTTCTGTTACATCCGAGTAACTATCAATGTTAGCCTTAAACCTCATTCGGTTCGGTTCACCCCAATATGAACCTGCAGACCAATTAATCCTTTCAACTAATTTGTTCATCTGTTCAATATACTGAGTCCAAACGATAAAATCATAACTTAATACCATATAATCTGGTATTGCTATATTGTAATATTCTCTCTGTGGTAATATTCCTTGTTGAACTGAAAATGCATCATATCTGTTCTGTGGATTGTATTTTCTCTCAAATGAGTAAAATAATTTTGGATCTTCTGGATCTATCTTATCAACGGCCATCGTATCGTCTTTTTCCATACCAGTTCGTCTGAAAGCTATAACAGGTAACATAAGTTGTCTTTTAGCATCTCTCATAAACCCTTGTTTCTGAATTGATGCCCACCTTTCAGGTGAAGAATACATTATTGGAACTTTTATAGTTTCGCCATTTTCCGTAACCGTTGGTTTAATAACATTTTCAAAATAATACATAATTGTACTATCCATATCCATTAAACTTACGGATATATCTTGTATCTTATCTTTTCGTTTAAATTGTGTCTGTCTTTTTACAATTTTTCTTTGACTTCTTGGTAGTGGTTTAGTTCTTGCCATTAAATACTCCGTATTCTCTCAATGTTAAGACTTGATTTTCTAACTCTGTATGTTCCACAAGTTACAGCCCAATTATTATCTTGCATTCCACCTATAAGTTGGTTTTCATTTACAGAATTAATTTCAAAATATGCCCAATTCCATTCAAATACATCACCAATCTCTGGAACTAACGATAAATCAATTAAAGTTTGTCTTAATATGTTAAATGATGCATTTTGTTGTTCGTCTGGCCCAAATTCATCATTGTTATAGTCAAAATCTTCCGCATCAACTAAACATGCAAATTTAACACCATCTTTCCATCTTTTTCCACCTTGTGCCTCACCATACATATTTGTTTTTGTATCTTGAACCGATACTTTATAAAGAACGACTTGTTGATTTATTATTCCGTCTTTACCATGTTGTAAATCACCAATAAGTTCTTTATTTACCCGTTCAAAAACATTTAAATCTCTTTGTGGTAAAAATCTTCCTGCCATAATATTATCCTATGTAAATTGGTAATGGAACTTTATTTAATTTTTCTTGTAATCGTGTTGATTCTTCACTATCCGCCTCTAACATCATTTTTCTACTTGATGCTTCAAGATTTTCTCTGAGTTGAGTAATTAGATTCTCCTTTTCGGTCTGTGCTTCAGTTCTTAATGTATCACCATCTAATGTTGTTTCTGCATTTGGAACAGGTATACTACCATATTTACTTCTAATCATTCCAAGTAGTTCTTTAGATAATGCTAATCCATATTTTCTAATCCATTGTATTCCAACATCATTTATAAATTGATATTCCATATTATCATAAGGAACATTAGAATAATCAGAAACAACATCTGCACTTCCACTATATTGCACTTGTAATGGATTATCCCTATCCTCTTTTAAAATATATTCAAAATGTAATTTATAATTTGTTTCTGGATTTGGAAAAATTCTTAACTTGTTATTCCTTAATTCAAATGAATGGGCAGATTTTCTCATTTGGTCGTTAAACTCTATTGCCTGCATTCTCAACATATCTGCATATAAAGGCATCATCATAAATTGAACAGCTGGTGTCATATCACCCCAACCAAAACCATCTAACATATTATAAGAACCTGCTCCTGTTCCTGCATATGGATCAAAATATCGTTGAACTGCTGGAGTTGCTTCGTAATAAACTTTACGAACTTCCATTGCTTTACCACTTTCTGATACATTTGACCATAAATGATTTAAATCATACACTTGAGAACCACTAATAACATCAATAGAACCACTTTTAAAATCAATAGTTCCACCAACACCAGCCTCTGTGCCATATTGTTCTGACATTCTGATATTTTCTGCAAAATTAGATGTTACTCGTTTATGAGTTACATTTGAACCAGTTGCCTGTCCTCTAAGTGATAGTAAATTCTCTCTAATGTTAAATTGATTAACTTGTGCTGAGTATTCCGTAATACTTTCTTCAAAACAAGCGTAAAATTGTGAGTCTTGTAGTTCGATTGCCATAATAGGATAACCCAATCTTTGAGCACACCATTTAGCAAACTTTGGTGCATCTGTTTGAAAAGATGAATCGTTATCATATAGTGCGAATGGTGTATTTCCACTTACTGCTGAACCACTTCCTGGCCATATAGCTTCCATTTTTTTCTCCTAAAGGATATTCTTTGTCTTATATAAATATAACGGCACAAAAAAAGGGGAGAAATAAATCTCCCCTCTTTTATAGATCAAAAGTCTAATTCAATTAAACTTTATCGACATCGGCTACGATGACTTTTCCGTAGAATTCAGGTCTAACCATCTTCTTCGCGTATCTTGTCATTACACCTTTACGTGGAGTAAAGTTGACAGGATCGTAAACAAGAGGAGTCATGATTAACGGAACATATGGTGCGTATACTGCTCCAGTTTCAAGGAAATTAGATCCTCTGAAACCAAGTAGTATGTCATTTTCTAACATATAAGGGTTCTTGTAAACCGTATATCTGTTATTTAATGCTCCAACTTTTTGAACACCCATTGCGTAGGAGTTCTTTGCTGAATCACCATCTGAGTCTGCTGCATATCCAGGAATTGACTCAATGATAGTTGCTGTTTCAGGTGAAATCACCATGAAATTAGCACCACCACGAAGTGTTTTCTGATGGATAGCGTTACTTACAGCTTGTAGTTTGTTTCCAAGAGTCTGGAACCAAGTTCCTTTAGTGTAAGCGTTTGAAGCTCCTGATACTTGCGACCATGCGGCTGCATTTGTACCAGAACCATCATACTCATATCCAACCTTAGCTGACCAATACTCGGTCTTAGCTGAAGCGTTAACTTTCAACATATCAAGTATTTCCAAATCAATTTCCATTGAGATGTACTCACTTAACATAGAAGTCAATTCTGCTTCTGCATCAACTGAATGGTATGCGTTAAGGTCTTGAGCTAGTTCAGGTGTCCATATTGCTTTTAACTTACGAGTCTTAGCAACGATAGAAATTGAACGTAACTGAATATCGATTTCAGGAATATCAACATCATCTGAACTGTTAGGTGCAGGTGTAGTGAATGAACTCTGTTCAAAATCACCACGAGTGATATCCGTAGGTTGTTTACCATACTTAACCCTTGCTGTAGCGGCTGCTGATGGATTACCAGTTGCGATGAAATGAACATCAGTTTCATCTGCACTTAGTACTGTGTATGCTGGGTAGAATGCTGTAATAGCAGCTCCACTTGCTCCAACACCTTCAGGTGCCCATGCTCTAAATCCTTCTAAATCAGGATTAGTAAAGTCATTAGTTACATCAAAAGTAAATTTGATAAGTGTTCCAGCTGCTACTGAAGCGGATAGTGCAGGTTCGAAGTCAACATCTTTCCAGGTTACTGAACCTGTTGCGTATGTATCGTTTGCTGCTGCTCCACCAAGAGTTGCTGTATCTGAGTTTGCGTCATTAATAGAATATCCGAACTTACCAGCTCCGTATAAACCACCACTTGCATCACCAGATCCACTTGTGTTACCATGAATATCTGCGTTTTCAATATGATTACCACCTTGGTTTGTTCCATATTTGAAATCGAGATAGAAAATAAGACCACTTGGTAGGTTCATAGGTTGAACACTAACAAAGTCTTGTGCTGCTAATTCACCAAAGATTCTACGAACCAATGGAAGAGCCACACCTGACCATTCTTCTGAGTTAGAAGCTGTACCAGTTTTTGATGATTCATCAATTAACTGACGAGCTTGGTTTTCAAGAAGAACAGACATACCGTGAACTTCATTCTCTTTTTCAAGACCTTCAAGTAGTCCAGTGGGCTCCCACTTTTCAACTAACTTTTGAGTCTCGGCTAAGCGTGAACGCTGCGAATCATGTGAACCCATTAATTGCTCAATGGATTGTAGATTGTCGTTTGCCATTTTTTTTCTCCAAAAAAATTGTTATTAATTAATATTACAGAATATTAGCTAGCTTTTGGAAGCGTTTCTTCATATCCATTCCTTCTTCAATCACCTTTGGTGATGATTTAGGTTTGGTAGAAGCAACAGCTTTAGAAGCTGAACCTTTACTCTCTTTAATTGGTTTTGACGCGGTTGCTTTTTGATTACCAAAAGATTCTGCTAAAGTTGAAAATACCAACTTAACTTCTCTAAGGTTTTTAGCTCTATCAAAAGTTTCTACCACTTTCAACTTCTGTTCATTACTTAAACCGTGTGCACGGAATAATTTGTTAGTGAACAATAGTTTAGCATTTAGTAAATTTACTTCATTCAATTTACCTCGTAAGTATTTAACTACATTACGATGCTCTTTAAGTTCAGATGTAAGTTTAGAAATTGCTTCGTCCTTCTTTTCTGCTTCTTCTTCATCTACATCATCATCACCTTCTGAAAGTGCTTTCAAGATTTCTTCAAGATCGATATCTTCTTCCATATCTTCACCTTCATCGGCATCTTCTTCTTCTTGAACTTTTTGATATTTTACTCCATTTACTTCAACTAAGTCATCAACTACTTCAAGATTATCATCTTCTTTACCAGATTCAGAATCACTTCCTTCACCTTCAGGACCTTGAGCTCCTGTTTTAGATGAGTCACCTGCTTCATCATTGACTTTGTTATCACCAGCACCTATATCAGAAGATACATCATTCTCAGCCAATTCAGCTTCATCAGCTGTTTCAACTTCGTCTGAATCATGTCCATCACCAACTTCATTTTCATCATATTCTTCGTGAACTTCTTCTTCTTCACCTTCATCGGCTTCATCTTCAAGTTCGCGTAGAATTGCTTCAAGGTCGAGTTCATCTTCATCGACTTCTTCTTCCTCGTATTTCATTTCGTCAGCTGGTTCTTCTTCTTCTTCAGATACTACTGGAGCGTACTTTACACCATTGATTTCAATCACATCTTCTTCACCTTCATCGGCATCTGCGTGATCCTCACCTTCTTCAGCTGGGATTTCATCCTCATCTGCTACAGGTATTTCATCTTCGTCAGCTACCACAGGTGCTTCTTCTTCCTCATCAGCAACACCGATTTCATCAGCTGGTTCTTCACCAACTTCTGGTTCGACTGCCACTTCAGGTTCTTCTTCAGCAGGTGCTTCAACAGGTGCTTCAGGTGCTTCTTCGTCCTCATCGGTATCAGCGATTTCATCGTGATCTTCACCTTCTTCTTCTTGTTGAATTTTCTGTGAAAGCATGGATTGTATTCTTGGTGTGAAAGCTTCTTCAAGAGCTATTTTAGCGTTTGCAAGTGCAGTTTCTCTAACTGCTTTAGCATCTGCTATTGCGTCTTTTAAAAGATCATCCATTATTTTTCTCCATAAGAGTTTGTTTCCAAGCATAAATACTTGGATGGAATTAATAAAGTTATTAGGAACTTTAATGTGGTTTACATTATCGGTATGTCATATAGATTCGAATGACATATTCTTGTGTATATAAATATATAAAACTTAGAAAAACGGTTATTTTTTGTATTTTAATCGTTCTTTCTTAATTTTTTCTTTTAGTCCTGCTGTTGGTGGTTCTCCACACCAATCTGGGTTGATTTGGTGTTGTTTAATCCAATTACGAACCTTACCCAACTTTCTTTTTTCTGACTTAATTGCTGATGGTTTCTTATAGTATTGTCTTTCTCTCAACTCTACCATTAAACCACTATCTTTAATTTTTCTTTTTAATAACCTAAGAGCGAACTCTACATTATTCTTTTTTACTTTTACTTCCAAGTAGCCTCCGTTAATCTGTTTCTGACTTAGCAGAATAGTTTTTATCTACATAGTTGAAAAATTTTACCTTTTCATCATCATCAAGTTCATCTGGTGAACTTATATTAAATTTTTTCATTGCTGATTGGAAGAAATCTTCGTATGAACCTTCTTTTACCGTATCTGCCTCTAATTCTTGATTTTCATTAGTATCAACAGGAGCTTGTTCATTAATCTCATAATAACGACCAAGAATGTGTCCCATATCTTCATACAATCCACTCATTCTTTCTTGTAAAGATTGTGCTTCTGTGGCAACTTTCTTAAATTGACCTGAAAGATTAGTTAATTCTTTCATATTACGATTTACTGTGATTTTATCAAACCAATCTTCGGTTTCTTGTAGGGTATGTGCCTTTGCAGTTTCTGCTAAACGAGAAAGTTTTTCTGCTAATTGTCTTAGATTACCTTCACGATAGATTTCGTTTCCAAATGAATTAAAATTACCAACTTCATTCATAAATCCCTTTGTATCAATTTTACCTGAAGATTGACCATAGACATCCTCTACTATATCAGTAAGTTTTGAGGATTTTTTAGTATTAAATCCCATATCTAAGTTTGAAAACGCATTCTGTGAAACCATTCCACCTAATACTGCGTGTTCTTTTATTAAATCTTTTAATTTTGCCATTTTATGTCTCCTATTAAGTATAAATATATACTAACTTAATTTTTTGTCTTTTGAGTATCTTCTAAATCCATCACGAACTTTATTCCACAATTGCTGTAAAAAACCAAGTTCTCCATAGTGTGTTCTACCTGCAGGTCCTTCTTTTAGACCTCTTGAAATGTCCATAGCAGTGTACTTACCACCCTTTACACCATTCATCATAAGTTTAATAGATTGTTGTGATGCTTTACCTAAAAATTTTGACATCTTCTTGATGTCTTGGTTAATATGTTGTTTTGCTTCTTGTAGCTGATGATGCTGTTTTAACCACTTTAATACTTTTACCTGTATGATTATCAAAAACTTCCCACATACCTGGCTTTACAGATTCACCATTTCTTACTCTGATACCCTCTATAATTGTTTTTATGGTTACACCTTCTTGAAATTTATCCTCTAATCCATCTTTACCATCTAAATAATTAAAAACACTCTGTAAGTAATCCTCTGCCTTAGTTAGTTTTGATTGAACCCAAGCTGGGAACTCAACACCCTTACCCTTATCGACATTCTGTATCATATTG